CGCTGAGGCAGGCCCCGCTGAGGTCGGCCCCGCTGAGGTAGGCCCAGCGGAGGTCGGCCCCGCTGAGGCAGGCCCCGCTGAGGTCGGCCCCGCTGAGGTCGGCCCCGCTGAGGTAGGCCCAGCGGAGGTAGGCCAGCGCGTCATTGCGGTACAGGACCGCGCCTGTATAGCGGTGTAGGATCTCAACCACGGCCGGCCTCCGTGGCGCGGGCGCGGAGGTCCATCTCCAGGGCGATGCGCGCATCAGCGAGCAGCGCCTCAGCGATGAGCTGAGACTGGCTCACGCCGGTCATGGCGGAAACCGACCTGAGCGCCTGAAGAATTGCCAACGGGAGGGTTGCTGAGGTTTGACCTGTCTCAGCAGCAGGTTTCGGCTCGTCTGACATGACGATACGACTATATATCAGTATCGCCGTATCGACCTAGACTATCTTTAGATAGAGCGCCACGCCGCGTAGAACGTGGCGCTGCGCTTGTAGTCGCCATGATCGGCGACATCGGCCGCGCAATCGACCGCGCGAACGCAGTCAGGCAGCCAGGCGTTGCGGCGTGGGCCGTGTAGCCCTAACGCCTTATCCCACCGTAACATACGGTAGCCGTAGGCCAGCGCCTCATCGTGGCTGGAGTAGCCCACCACGACGCGGCGGCAGGCGGCAAGGCGCTCGCCATACCGCTCGCCGATCTCAATACTCTCGTCATCCACGGCTGGGGCGGCGAGGATGACGTCACGCACCGGCAGGCCGCACCGCACGGTTTCCAGAGCTACCCGGCAGCCCAGCGAGTGGCCTTCCAGGTCGATGGAGGCGGCCTGCAGCGGCCGAAGAGCGGCGGCCAGCAGCTCGCCAGCCTTGCCCGAGCGCTGGCAGGCCCACCAGAACCCCAGCAGCGGCCGGGATCCGGGCCAGGACACCCCCACGATCACGTCGTAGAGGTCGCCAATGTTCCGCGCAATCTCCCGGTAGGCGTCGTAGGCGTGAGCTACACGGTAGCCGTGGATGAGGGCGAGCACCCGGCGCCCGGTACAGCAGCTCACCGGGTCCCACGCCCCCCATTCCGGGCGGCCGAACCGGAGGGTCGAGTCACCTTTGCGGAGGTTGAGCCGGATCATGGATGAGCCCCTGTAGTGGCACGTCCTCAGGCACGCCACAGCGGCGCGCTACAAAGCGTGCGTAGGAGTAGGGCTGGTTGCTGTCCGCCGCAGGCGCGTAGCCGGGATAGACCCCCGGCTTACCGGCGAAAAATTCCAGCATCGTCAACCCGCGCCCGATGTTCTTGGCGACCTGGAGCTTCAGCGCGCGCCAGCCCGCCTCGGGGCTGGGGAACTTTGCGAAGCCGCTCTCTACCGGCACGCGGCCCCAGCTCCGCAGATTACCGGGGTTGTTGTTGCGCCGGGCACTGGAGCCGGGCTGGGGAAAGCCCTCCATGATGCTGATGGAGAGCGCCATCGCGTCAATGAGAGTATCGCGTGTCATCCTATGCCGCCGCGAATTTCATTGAGTACGGAACTCCGACCTGTCCAGACGGCAGCGGCGATGTGGTGGTGATGATGAGCTGCGCTACTGGCGACGTGATTGTGAGTGTGAATTGCTTCTCAGCTGGATTCACGTTTGGCTTTGATGCGCGAATTGTGAACGTATACGTCCCCACTTGCGTCGGAGTCCCTGCAAGCGTTCCATCAGGGGCAAGCGTGAGGCCCGGCGGAATGGTGCCGTTGACCAGAGTCCACGTCACGCTATCGGCAGGCGGCGGCTGAACTGAGCCTGCGGCGTAGGCTCCCGCGTCGGCAACCGAAGTGCGCGGCTCAGTAGCGAACAACGTGTATTGCCGCGTCGGCAACAGCGCGTGCTGTACGGCCGCGCCGATTGCGATGCTACCTGACAATAGCCTGTAGTCAGCCCCCACGATGCCGGTTGCAGCCGTAACAGTTCCCGGCGCGGACCACGTAGGGCAATCCTGAAGCGTTGCGAATCCAGGGCCGGATTGAATGATCGAATTCGACACCTCGCACGATACAGTCGGGTCCTGCTGCGCTGCGATAAGGCGCGCGAGTGACTGCTCGTTGACGATGGTGCTGTAGGCGATGCGCAGCGTGTTGATCGGATGCGTGATGCCTTCGCGGCCGTAGTTGATGATCGCTTTGTTGTTTGTCGTGGAGCCGACCGGCACTTGCGTGATCATCGAGCCGATAACCACGACCTCGCCGCCGTTGGAAAAGTCCATCTCGTAGTTCCCGACGCCATCGAAGCGGCTGTATTCCACCGTTGTTTTCACGGCGCGCGATTTGAGCAACTGCCCGCCGCGCGAATCGTGCGACCAGCTCCAGCGGACGATGAGATGCGCGCTGCCCGAGTCGTAGATGTTATGCTCCTGGCCAGTGTTCGTTCCGCACGACTCGAACTCCCAGCCCTCGAACGTGACAGTCTGCAAGCCCTTCGATGCGAGGTATCCGTTCTGGCAGCGCCTCATCGCGCCGTTGCGGAAGACTACGTTCGTATCGGGGTTCACCTTCACCCCGGCGACGTTACCAGGACTGCCCGCCGCGTTCACGAATTCGATGTTCTCGAACACGACGGTCTTGAGCCCCTTGGCATCCACAGGCATGATGGCCTGGCCGGAATAGGCTGTCGGCGTCTGGTTCTGGCCGTCGAAGATTGCACGGCCTCCGACTCCACGCAACGTCAGCGCCTTCGTGATGGCACAAAACACGGCGGTTGTGTTGTACGTTCCGGCATCGATCTCTAGCACGTCACCGTCAACCGTGGTCGCCGCTTTCACGGCCTCGCACGGCGTGGCGTATTGCTTCCCGACTCCGACGGTGAGCGTGGCCGCTTGCAGCGACGACGCTAAAAACAGAACAGCGAGAATGTGTTTCATCTGAAGTCTCCATTCTGATTCGTCAGGCAATTACTCATGACCTCGTGCACCTTCGTCAGCGCCTCTGTATTCTTCTGGAGCACGTCTTGCATCCGGTCTATGAGCTTCACACCGACGCGGAGCATCCAGACTAGCAGGCCCATGAGGAAGATGCACATGGCACCCAATGCCCCGTACTGCAGGAGTGTAGCTTCTCCTGGGTACGCTACCTGTAACATACCCAACGTGAGAAAGAATGCCATCACGAAACAGCTTGCCGTGAACATGCTCGTACTCCTGAGTGCGATGTGAGTTACCATTGCGCACCACCACGCGAAGACGACGCGGGGCCGGCGCGAACGCTCCAGCATGAAATCGTCGTAGAGCCAATGGGCAACCATGCTCCCCTCCGCTGCGTGTCTGGCATCGATCATGACTTCGGCGGATCTTGCGGCTTGGGCAACTGTGGCGCCATCGGCGACTGCCGCAGGTAGAGAGTTACGCCTCCGCCTGCACCAGTCGCCAGCAGTACACCGAACAGTGGCCAGTTGACTCGTCCGTCAGGCGATTGTGCCTGAGCAATAGCGATGGGTGCTGATGTCACTGCGCCTGACATACCTGCGACGGCGATTGATTTCAGCATGACTCTCCAGTTCATGCCAGTTTCCTCCACCAGTGCAGGTCCCCGAACAGGCCCCGCGTCGTCCCCTTTTCGTAGGTGCTCCCCTGGTAGCTGAGCACGGTCCCGGCCGCCGCCTCCCTGTCGTTCGAATCGTAATAGCCACCGCCAAAAGGCAGGCCAACAGGCGGGAGGGTAATCGCCGATGGCGGTTTCGCAGGGGCGGGAGCATCGAAAGGGCGGTAATCTTCCGCTTTCGAACTGACGCGAATCGATCCAGGCGGCGGGTTCTTCGCGTCGTAGGTGTGGCCGGGGAACTCAACGCCAGGCATCACGGCGATGGGCTCCTGTCCTAGAGACGGAACCCAAGTGAACCCGTAGACTTCGCGGGCTCGCATCGCATCGTAGGCGTCCCACTCGCCGAGGTCGATTACCTTATCGATGATGAATCCGCGCTTCATCAGTTCGACGGCCGCCGCTGTCCGCTCCTCGCTCATGCGCTCCATACCGCGCAGCGCGCGCACGTCAGGATGTTTTGATGCCCAGTAGGCATCATTGAATTGCTGCATGTCTTCTCCTTCTCAGAACCATGTATTAGTTGGCTCCGCGTTCGATGTTCCACCGGTGTCCTGCAATGTCAACGTGAATAACTCGGCCTTGCCGATAAACTCGCACTGCCCGAGACACCAGTGAATTGCATGCACGATTGTCCCGGCCGGTGAGTCGAGCAACAAATCACCAGGCGTTGACCAGTCCGGCGCGTCGGCCGCGTGAACCAGATTGGTGTCAACGATGATTGCCGGATTATTGAACGCCATCAGGCCGTCTCGCCTTTCGAGATCCAGAGGTTGCCGTATGTCGAATTATTCGTGATGCAGTACCAAGTATGGCCGTCGTGCGTCTGCGTCGTGTCGCCGGCCGTCCCGTAGCTGGTGACGAAGCAGTTGGGTGCATACCCTAGCAGTTTCAGATTAGCGTCAGCCCACGCTCCTGTCGGGGCCACGATCATCGGCGCCACGAGGACACCGAAACCCCCGACGCAAGGAATGGCAGCTACTGCCCTTGACATCCATGGCAACGTAAAGGACAGTTGCGTCACATCGGGAGTATATGTCCCGCCGACTATCCTAGATCCATTCCATTGAACAATTGCCCGCAGTCCAGGCTGAAAAGAACTTGTGCCCTGATATACTAATGCCTGTTTTCTAAAGCTATTCGACAGGGCGAAGGATCCGATAGCATCACCAAGCGCACCCGTAGAATTTAGGTTGTGGTAAGCATTGCCATGAACAACGAGAGCTTGCACCGTCTGAGTCGTGCTGAGCCCGACTGTGCCTGTTCCAGCATCGTGAGTTCCGCCGGGGAACGTCGAGCCGTTGAGGGTGAAGGACGTCGTATCCACGACAGTAATTGTCCATTCATCTTCAAGGCTCGCATCATACTCCCCATCAAACGAAATGGATGAAACCCACACGACGTCGTTGGTCGCGAGTCCGTGTGCGGCGCTTGTGGTGATTTTGACAAGCCCGCCGCTATCGGTTGCGCTCGATATCACGAAGGGCTCATTTACCTCAAGCGCTTTCGGAACAAAGAAAAAGAAATCCTCGCCGCTGTAGGCATTGAACGATCCCACGATGAAGATGGCGAGAGTCTGCTCAGAGACCAAGGCCCTAAACGTCCTCCCGCCTGTCACATACAAGGCAGGATTGCCGCCGGTAGCTGCGGAAAACGGGATAACAGTTGCACCAGCCCCGCAGGAAAATGCAGGGTGGAGGGTAAAATTAACCGAATCCTCGTATGAGGCTGTCCACCTTCCAAGCCACAGATTGCACACGAAGTTATCGAGCCCCGCTGGAGTTATCGCCAGCCATCCGCCAGCTTCAAAACAGGCGTATGTAGTTGTCCCAGCGGCAGTCTGATTGCCGCTACTCATAATCACCCGTAGTACGCTTGTGACGCTATAGGCAACCGTCCAGCCATTCCCATAAGCGATGTCCGTTGTCCTCTGCGTCAAGTCGAGCTGCGTATTGTCTCCACCGTTCACCGCAGCGGAAAGGTCTGCATTTTGCGTTGTCCCTGTCCCATAATTCGTACCGGCTACGCCGTCGTTGTTCAACGCACGCCGCAGATTGTCCGTCGCTGCGGAAGTGGAACCGCCGATCAATACCTCGTCCGCTGCTCCGGTGAGCGTGGTCTTGAACGTATACACCCGCGTTGCCGTCGGCGTAACCCACGTGATTGTGTGATTGTTTGATGGAGTAGATAAGAACTTGATTGACGATGTGAGCGCCTGCTGTGTGACCGTCCAATTGTACGTTTCAAGAATCGTCTTCAGTTCAGCGCCGAACGCCTGAATGCTCGATCCATCAATCGAGTGCTGCCCTTGAGTTGCCGTATAGACGATTGCCATGTTAGACCGCCGTGATCCTGCCTGTAAGATGAATCGTTACGCCTTGCGCGCCGTTTGCCGCATCAACATCCACCTGCAGCTCATCGCCACGGTTCAACTCGTCAATCAGGAACGATGTGATATAGCTGCTGCGTCGCTGGCCGCTGCTAATCGAGATGACCAGCACATCAGACCATGATGTACCGTCTGTGCTCCGCTTGACGGTAAAGGTCGCCGTGCCAGTAGGCGCCGTCTGCGCGACTGCGAGGGCCTCTTCGAGTACGACCTTCTCATCGGCTTCGACCAGCACCGCAAAGGGCGCATCCATTACGCTCGTGCCAACTGCCAACGGATCGTCGGTGATCATCGCTCCGTGATACCACCCGTCATCGGCTGGCGATGTAGCGGCACCGCCTCCCGCAGGCGACTCTTGCGGGCTCGAATCGAGTAGCGGGAAGTCGATCATCGGCCGGCGCGTGGCGTCAATGATCTCGCGGAAGTAGGTGGCCGGGTTGGATCGACGCCCGGCTTGTGGCGCGGCCTGCGAAGCGCAGCGCAGCGAGTAGCGGAACTGGATCTGATCCTCTTCGCGCGCCGATACCGACTCAATCAGATAGTCGCCTGAGATCGATGGGACAGCCGTGGTAATCGTGAGCAACTGGCCCGGCTCGAACTCATCAACGAAGGTCGTGATTTCGACTTCCTCAGGCTCCGCCGCAAGTTCGGCGAGCTGACGCGCCGCGAGGTCATCAAGCGTCGCCGTGTCGGTGTAGTCCACCACTTCGATCACGCGCTCGATAAGCCCGTTGGCTGCGATGCTTGCCGCATCCTCAGCGATGGCGATGTAGGGCAGCGGCGACTGATAGGTAACGGTGAGTACGTCACCGCCGGTCAACTCTGGATCTGCAGGATTCTGGATCACGCCATGCCCGTCCTGGATCCAGTACCAGTCGTAGCCAGGCGATGAGCCGATCAGCGCGAACTCGACCACGTATTGATCGACTCCGTTGACCTGGACAATCGGAGCCGCGCTGAGCTGCATCACCGTCGGAAAGATCGTCTGTACGCCGTTGCCGCTGAACGTATCGGTCCACGTCCCACCGAGGTTTCTGTTGTTCCTGATGTAGACTCGGTTCGCTTGGCGTGACCCTGCCCGCGTGATCCTCACATCGATGTAGTTGGCGAGCGCATCGGTGAGGTCTACGGCCGCGGCGCTGACCGGCGCCGCACCAGTGTAGAAGGTGACGCTCTTGTCCGCGCCGATGATCCACGACGTTCCGGTGGCCGCTGCGAGTTGGTCGAAGGCTTCACGGAGCGTGATGGCTGCGAACGTAATGCCGTTCACGAGCACGCCCGGCGCGCCGCCGTAGGTGTAGCCGTCGTCTGCGAGGTAGTCGGCAACGAGGCTAGAGGCCACGTCTGCCAGCGTGCCGCCTGTCAACTCCGAATAGTAGCGCAGCACAACGCGCCGGTCACAAATAGCCGTCGCGTCTGAGCACGCCACATCGCAGAACAGCGAAGCGTCCGGCCACGTGCGCTCTTCGCGCTCTGTGATGCGCGTGATCTCACCAGACCAGAGCACCACTTCGGGCGAGACGTCATCTCGGATGACTTCGAACGTCTCATTGAGATCCGGCTTCCACGTGCCGCCGGGGTCCTTCGTCACGAAGCGCGCGTTACCGCGGCCGCCTGAGTTCTTGTCGAACGAGACGCCAGGCTCTATCGATGTGGTTCGATCAATGCCGCCGATTTCAAAGCGATAGGTTGCCATCAGATCGTTGCGCCAGCATCGTCAAGGTAGTTCACCATGGCCCGCGCGAGTTCGCGGCCGTCAACTTTCAGCACCACAGTCATCCCGGCTGAGTTCGCCGCGCCAGCGTTAGGAAGCCGCATGTCGAGCAGTTCGTTTGTTTTCTCGATAGCGCCGTAGATGCCGATGGAGGTGATGTTGATGAGCGCGTCGAGCTTCGACTGCATCGCATAGAGCAGTGAGTCGCGGAGTTCGCGCCACTCGACCAGGAACTCATTCACGCGGCGGTTCAGGTCATCGATGCCGGGAAGATGGAGGTTGATCTTTCCGAGCATGTGTTCGAGATGGAGCGATGACTTGCGCGTATTCCACTCGATAGCGTTCAGCGTGTTCTCTTGCCGCGCCTGCTGGAACAATCCGATGACGTCGGTGATCGCAGAGATGGCCGATGAGATAGCGCCGATCCATCCGGCAACTCCCGATGTCCCACCACCGCCGCCGCCGCCCCCACCGCCGCCAGGGATCGGAGGCCCGCCGGTATCGGAGCTTGCTGCACCGGCGAACACGTCCTTCATCTTCTTGCCGAGCGCGTCAAGCGCGTCGCCTACCGCACCGAAGCCCTTTCCGCCGATGAGGTCGGTCAAGATACCGGTCATGAACTCGGTTAGCGCCGCCGTCGCAGGCTCTACAAACGCGCGCATGACGGCCTCGCCCATCGCCTTCAGGGCGTTCTTACCTTTCTCAGCCCACGAGACATTTCCTTCGAAGAGCGACTGTACAAGATCCTTTGACAGATCGGTGATGATCGTGGAGACCTGCTTCGAGAATGTCTCCCATGTCCCCTTGCTCTTATCCGCGCTTTCCTTCGTCTTGCCAGTGACGACGGCTACCATTGCATCGTAAGCCTTCTGGATATCGGCCGCCGATGCTGTGCCTGAGTCCTTGATAGCGAGATAGGCGGCAACGGCATCCTCACGCTTCTTCTTGAGCACTGCGGAGGAGTCAACGCCCAGCGTCTTGTAGGCGTCGTCGATCTTCTGCACCCCTGACGCAGCGCGCGCCATCTCGCCCTGTAGCGCAACCCATGCGGGAATAACTTGCGCTGGTACACCGCGCGCCGTCGCTGCAAAGTCCGCCGTTGCCTTCTCAACCGAGACAAGGAGATCATGAGTCGCCTTCAGTGACGTGTTCCCCTTGTCCATCTCGTACTTCAGCCGCGAGATGTTCTCTATGAGGTACTGCTTGCGGTCGGCAACGTCCTTCACCGCGAGCGCCATTGCGCGCCACGCCGGATCGTTTTTCAGCGCCTCAGTGCGGGATGCGCGGAGCGACTTCTCCATCAGCTCATTCTGCTCGTTGAGCAGCTTCGCCTCTTTCGCTGCTGCCTTCGTGGCGTCCTTCGAGTCGTCAAGCGCGTTAATGTTGAGCTTCGTCGCCGCCGTGACGTTCTTCGACTGCCGCTCCCAGTCCTTGTATGCGAGCGTCAATCCGTCAGTGCCGATCTTCAGTTTGTTACTGCTCTTGAGCGCGTCTGCCGATTCCTCGTCAGCGTAGCCCCTGAGGAGTTTCCGCGCGTCTTTGAGCGCGTCCGATAGGAACGTGAACGCGCCCGTGATAGCGGAGAATGCCCCCGTCGCGGCATCTTTGATGCCGGCCAGGATCGTGCTGATAATAGGAAGCCCAGACACCCACTCCAGGAATGATTTGCCGACCTCCCATGCGCTTCCAATTGCGAGTGCGAGTAGATCCCACGCGAGGACAAAGGTGTCCGTGATGAGTCCCGCAAGGTTGCTCACAACGCCCCAGACTGCGTCGGCGAGGTCCTTGAACGGTTGAAGGTTAGTATATGCCCACTCGCCCAGTGTCCATAGGGCGAACGCGGCGGCGATGGCCCCCACCGCTATCAGTAGCGGGCTGAGTGCACCGCTGATCGCCGCGATAAGTGGAGCGCAAGCGGCGAATGAGGTCATTAGTGTACCGACAACGAGGACGAGTGGACCAAGCGCAGCGGCAAGCGCAACCGCCCCCAGTAGGACGTTCTGTACTGGAGTCGGGAGCTTCCCAAACTCTTCCGCCAACCATTTGATGCCAGCAATCAAAGGCGTTACCTGCAACAGTAGATCCTTCATTATTGGTAATAGAACAGTGCCCACTTCCATCAACGCGAGGGTTATTTGATCTTTGAAGTTTGACCATTGCCCAAGCAAGGTTTGCGCTTGCTTCGCCATCGATCCGCCAAACTTCTCATCCATTGAAGCGAGCAGTGCTGGTACAGCGGTAGCCGCCGAGATAGCCCCCAACTCCGCCTGCTTCATCGCAGTCGGAATATCAACACCGATCTTATCGGCAAGCATCTGCCAAGCCGGGATGCCAAGCTCCGCGAGCTGATTCATTTCCTGCGCGGATACCTTGCCCTTCGCGCTCATCTGGCCAAGCGCAAGCGTTACACGGTCGATCTCGGCCGACCCACCCCCCAGCGCTGAGACAGCATCGCCTATGGTCCGCAGCATCGGCTGGACCTCCTCAGCCGCAAAGCCCATAGCGAGCAGCTTCTTTGAAGCCGCCACAAGGTCTGGAAATTCGAATGGAGTAGAGGCCGCGAACTGCTTCAGTTCCTCCAGGAACTTGCCCGCCTTCTGCGCTGAGCCCAGCAGCGTTTCAAACGCAACTGAGTTTTGCTCCATCTGCCCAGCGACAGTGGCGACGGCGAGCCCGAAGCCAATGATAGGCGCCGTGATGGCGGCCGTCATCCCCATGCCGACAGACTGGAGTTGCGTACCCATCGCAGCGATGCCTGCCGTCGATTTCTTCGTCTCTTTGTCGAGGTCCTTCAGGTTGTCGTTGACATCCTGCATCGACTTCCTGAAGCCTTCAACATCGGCCCCGACTTTGACGAAGAGTTCACCCAAGGTTGCCATTGCGTTTCCGTTTCTGCTCTGCGTGATTGGCGATTGCCGTCAGTTGGATGAGTAGCGCCTGCGGATCAGAGATGCGCCGCGCTTCGAAGAAGTCAAACGGTTTGATCGGCTGCTGTGTTTTCTTGGATCGATTCACGTTGTAGATCGCCGCCGCGACGATACCGGCGCGATAGTTGGCGAGCCGCTGCTTCTCTTTGTAGGAGTCTGCCAGCGCGATCAGTTCGCGCGGCACCATATCCCAAAACTCCGCATCGCTCAAACCGAGATGGACGCGGGCAAAACTCCAGAGTCGCTGCCAGTCGAAGTCACTGCTTCGCTGGCCTTCGGAGGGTTTGCGGCATCGAACAGCCCCGCAGCCTTCCCGAGTTGTGAGACGAATTCGGAGAGCTTGCGAAGGTCCAAAGGTACGACTTCGCAGAACTCATCGAACGTGAGCGCGCGGTCCACCATACTCTCATAGAGCATGACGATAATAGCTTCCTCGTTCGCGGCCATCATCTCGGAGATGGACGCCACACAGAGACGTGCTTTGACGCGGCGCAAGGCCCCGTAGGTGAGGCGGAACTTGCGCTCCGCCCCATCCAACAGAGTCAGCGCGAGAGGCTCGATCAGATGCGCCATGTTAGGAGATCGTGAACGAACCCTTCGCCAGCTTGTAGAGATCGTCGCCGTCGAAACGGACCACGACCTCGATGGTCTGCTTGTCGTCAATCGGCGTGGACGGCGCCCAGCTCTTGACGTAGCCCTGGAACTCGAACGGCACGCAGGCCGATTGAGTGCGGTCGGTCGGGACTTCCGCCCTCCACCAAACCGTGGTCCCGGCCTTCTGCAACGTCCAGAGCGCGTCGTGCGATGCCGAGGTTGCCGGGTCCAGGTCGGCTTCCAGCAGCAGCGTCATCTCCGACACTTCGATCATGCCGGGCATGTTGCGCTTGACTCGTGATGTGCTGTGAACAGTCGTGTCCACGTCGTCCGCAACCATCTGCGGAAAAGTCACCTCAAGGATTTGAGTGACGCGCGTCCAACTGACGGGCGACGCAGCCGAGTATCCGACGCGCACGCCATTTCCGAGAACGCCACCTGTTGCCATAGTTCGAGCCTCCAGTGCTGAGTGTGGGAGTTGGTTGAGAAGTTACGGTTGACCGACGCGCTCAGACGAGCGCTTCGGCAATGCGAAAATTCAAGGCGAAATGGTGGACCGCTGAGAGGTCATCCCAACCGAGGTAAAACGTCCCCGGCTGGAACTGAATATCGAGCCCTTGAGCGGGGCTGCTGACGAGATGCTGGCCGTCCAACGCGGCGATGACGGCATCGGCCAAAGCCTTGCCGGTGGAGTACGAGTCGCTGAAGATCGAAACCTGGTAGTAGGCCCACAGCGTGAGTTCCTGAAGCCCCTCGTGCGTTCGGATCGGCTCGATACTCACGGGGAAGTGGACGATGTACGGCCGGTCCATGTTCTGCCACGCGCCGGGGGTGCGGATGCGCGTGGCTGGGCACAGTGCCGTGATCGTAGCGGCTTCGGTGAGGATCTCTTGGACGGCGGTCTCGCAGGTCATTTCAACGCGCCCTCCAGGATCTTGGGGAAGCCTGCCACGATTGCTTGCTTGACGAGCGGCCGGGCGGCCGTGAGAGCAGGCCGGAAATACGGCGTAGGCGTGATGCGACCAGTACCGCCGCCGCCGGAACGCTTGCGGGCATCAGTGCCAAACTCGAACCAATAGGGGTTTGGGATGAAGCGGCCCTTGCCGAGCTTGCGAATACCAGCTTGCTGGCTCATGCCGACCAGTACATACGGGTTACGTGGGATGGCGCTATTGATCATCACCATGGCATCGAGTACCTGCTTCAGTTGAGGCGAAACATTCAGCCCAGAAATGTTGCGCTTCGCCGTAGACCATACTGGCTTCGCGGCGTCAATGTAGAGCTTCTTCAGCGACTCCGCTGTGGTCTTGTTCATCACCTTGGCGATGTTGGCGAGCACCTCCGGGATACCTTCGATGGCTACCAGCTTCCGGGTTGTGATCGCACGGCGCGCCATTACAGCACCTCCCGCGCATACATCCGCGTCCGTCGCCGCATGCCCTCGGGGTCCTCTGCATCCAGGATGTTCAGCCGCCGCGTTCCCCACGTTGCGATCCACTCACGGTCGATCTGCACAGTCAGAAACCACGTCTCAATCACGAAGCGCGCCTCTGCCCAGCGTTGTTCAAGCCGCTGAAGCTCCGCGCCGCTCATCGCCCGCACATGAGCGAAGAAGCGCATCACCTCTTCCTCTGTGTAGACATCTTCGCCGTACTCGTTCTGGCTGCTCACAACCTTCCGAGTGATGACGATGAGGTCACGGAGCTTGCCGGGGTTCAGAGGTTTCGATCCGTCGATGCGGCTCATTTGATTGTGTAGACCTTCCCATAGCTGAGATTGGCCGTCACAGCGAACGGAAACTCGCGGATCGTTGAGGCGCCGGGCTCGAACGGTAGACGGCCCTCGTGCCATGCAGCGACCAGCATCAGCATCCCGATTTTGATGTGCTCATCCATGGCGCGCGGCGAAACCGTGAACCGTGCCAGCACCGCGGACGATGGCCAGAGCGCTGCGCTGGGGAACGATCCGCCTACCGGCGGCAGGATCAAGCCGCGCTGTAGATCCACGATGTAGTCCGTCGTCACGGTCATCGTTGTAGCCGTGGTGTCATCTTCGGTGTACTGCAGCAGATCCACGCTTGAGACATCCTGACGCAGCACGATCTCATCGGCCGGGAACTCATCGAGTAGGAGGTCCCACTGCTTCTCCACGAGGTCCCGCCCCTGGTACAACTCCGCCGTCTCGCGCGCCGCGCGGATGAAGCTCTCAAGCTGCGTGTCCAGGCTCGTATCGGCTGGCGAATAGGTCGGCAGATTGAGATAGGTCTGGACCTCGGCAACCGTCAGCGGCTCCGTGAACGTCTGCGCCGGGGATGTTTCGGTGAGCCTCAGTAGGCCGTAGGATTTAGCCATTCAACGCCTCCAGTTTCAGCGGGCCGGCGTGCAGGAATGCCGATGTAGCCGGGAAGATGTCACCGATGACCATGTGCCGATAGCCGTCCTCCGCTTGGTTCTGGCCGTCGATCCTCGTGTACCAGTCGTACTTCCTGAGCCGGTCGGAGCGGAGCATATAGCCGAGGTGCAGCAGCTTGATGTCCGTCTGCTCGCAGCGTGCGATACAGGCAGATGGCACGCTGGAACAGTGGAGATTGCCGCTCGCATCGGTGCGTTGGAAGCTCATCCCATGCTGCAGGCGGAACATCGAAGGCCGGTAAAACCGCGAGTACACTCCGTCAACCCTGACGCTGTGGCGAGAGTCCCACAGGTAAAGGATCTTGAACGTGTACGCCTCAGCGCTGCGATTGGCTATGACGGCCTTGATCTTCGCCGGCCCGGCTTCCTCCAGCACTTCATCGCCATCGATGCAGAGCACCCATGTCCCGGCCGCGCAGTGTTGCTCGACCTTGCGGAGCAGCCAGTCCTTATCGCGCGCTTCGTTGAGATCGCTGTATGGCGACTGGTATACGATAGCTCCGCTGGCCGCGCAAATGGCCGCCGTGCTGTCCTCTGAGCCATCGTCCATCACGATGATCGGATCGCAGAGGCGCTTCAGTGAGGTGATAACCTCTTCTATCCAGCGCGATTCATTCTTGACCCTGAGCATCGCTGCTATCGGCACAACGCCTCCACGATACGGCGGCGCGCGGCGCGCTTCTCACGCGCTGGCGCGAAGGCCGCGTTGTCTCGATGGTCAAACTGCGCGTGCCAGGTGATCTCAAACCGCTTGTCCCCCATGATGTCCGCATCGATGACGTTGCGACTCACGTCTGATTCGTAAATCGCCCATGGCAAAGCGATCTGGTCACGTCTGCAACCGTTGTGATACTCGCGCCACCATATCTCATTAAATCGCTGCGTCGCGTAGGTGTTGCGGCGGATCTGGAAGCCTCCAGCATACAGGCCATCCACTCCGAACGCCTTATATCGCTCCACTTGCGTTTCCATCTCCGCGCTGTATCCGATACCTTCGCGCTTGCAGCACTCCATCTCGTCGCATACATTCGTTCGGCATGGATGGCGGTAGAGCGCCAGATCGGCATCCTTGAGGTCGCCGTACACGAGCTGGCTGGGCTCGACCAGCATTCGAAGTGAGGCGTCGTGGTAGATCGAAAATTCGCTTTCGATGAACAGATGGCTGAGTATCTTCGGGATGCGTGAGTCTTTCGCCGTGCCGAAGACGCGCGGCGCCGGCACGATGCGCCATGGCGGAACGTCGTAGAACTCATCGGAGAAGCAGACGTACTCCACGCCCGGCTCCACCACTGCGGGCGGCCTCAGTACGTCGTAATCGTTGAGCAGGACCGTGTAAACCGTGATCATCTCGTGAACTCGAAGAAGTACCGCGCCTCGTCCATGTGTTCCGTGCGCGCGCCCAGCGACCGCATCCAATCCTCAGGTAGAAGGCTCACCGTCCAGCCGCAGATCGTGCCCCATATAGAGGCCCCCGGCAGGCTCGCCACGCCGATCACCCGCCGCGCTACTCGCCGCGCCTCAGCGATGACGGCGCCGGGGTACTGGCACTGCTCCAGGACGCAGGAGAGCACCGCCGTCTCGAACGGCCCGTCATACGGTAGCGCCGCGGCGTCAGCTTCCAGCACGTCCAGACCTTTTGCACGCGCCGCCGCCACCATGACTGGCGAGCGGTCAACGCCACAGCCGCCTGGCACCTCAGATAACAGCCAGCCGGTGTTACAGCCGATATCGATCCACGGCGCAACGATGCGCGGCTTGAGGTAGTCAATGATCCGGTCATTGGTTGGAGTGTACCCACGCTCGATTACTGTGCTATAAGGCGCTTCAGACATGTTTCCAATTCCGCCCATGTGAACGGGCCGTACTCAAACCTCCACGAGTGGAGGTAGACCAGATCCGACTTCGGATCACCGAAGCCGAGGAACTCTTCGAGCCGCGGGCATGGCCCCAGCGGCTTGAACCCATCCATCTCGAATGGCCCCTCGTTGAACGGCGGCACGTAGTATTGCGCGTCGAGCCCGATGGTGTCGATCTCAATCTTCGCTATCACCAGATCCTCAATCGGCGGGCAGTGCGTGTGATAAAGGCCGTGTACGGCGATGCCGTCCTTGCGACTGCGGAGGTACTCAACAACTTGGCGATTCTCGGAGAAGTAGGCCGCCGACGCGCGCATGATGATCTGCTCGTTTGACCAGCTCGAATGGATCGGTCTGACGAAGCCGCGCGGCGTGATCGCATGAACGATCTGTACGCCATGCCGGTCGCAGATAGAACAGAATCGCTGGATTTCGTGCAGCGTCGTATCTGCGGCGACGTCATCGTTTCGGATCAACACTTCTCCCACACTCCAATCACTGTCCGGTACGCGCAGCCTTCGACCGGATCGACTTCATACACGTCCTTCTTGATCTCACGCAGTCCAGCCGCCGCGGTTGCCGCGTCTAGGTCCTCCAGGTACAGCGGATGATCGTGGCCGACGTTGAGTTGATCCGGCCGCCGCAGATGAACATGGAGGTAGAACCGGCCGCCCTTGTATAGCAATTGCGGAACGCGGGCGATGCTTCCGAAGTCGGACTCGCCATGATCGAGCGCATTCATCGAAAGGACCGCGTCAAACTCAGCGCGGAACTCGATCATCTCAATCGGCTGCAGGCAGCGCCAGATTGCAGGGTGCATATCGAGCAAACCAGCTCTGGCGTACTCATCGTAGAGTGGATCAATCCCGGCTTTACATTCCGCCTCCACAAACGGCAGGCAGCCGCCCCACGGTCCGGTTCCAATCTCCAGAACAGACTGAGCACCGGCAAAGCCCCACAGCTCGAGAATCTTTCGCTGGCGTGCATCGCTCTCCGCGCGGCTGGCGTTACGCCAGTAGGCGAGTTCCATTGCGATCTGGCCCTCGTTCAGCACGCCAGAACCTCCTGGTACATCTTCCGCAGCCCAGCCGTCACCGACGGCCACAGGAACTCGTCAGGGATAGGCCGTGCGAGCGGCCGCAGGGCCGCTACTAGGCCCTCGGTCGTGCCGTCGAACCAAGTCACACCGGGGAGTTGCGCCTCCCATGGCGAGCCTGTGCGCGTGGAGATAACCGGCCGGTGGTTGGCGAGCGCCTCCATCACGACGGTGGAGAATCCCTCAGCGATGGACGCGCAGACAATCACGTCCATTCCACGGTAGAAATCGGGCATCTCGCGTTCATGCCGGTCCGTCGTGGGCCAATACTGCGCGCCTATCTGCTCACAGGCCGCGCGGATCATCTCACTGCGCTTGTACGGCCCCGGCTTGCCCACAAAGCCCACGCGTAGCGGCATCACGTCAAGCACCAGGGCATCGGGGACGTACCACGAGCCAGAGAACTGCTCTTGGATCGCGCGTGTGATGGCGTGGATCTTCACGTGTGGTGCAACGCTGAATCGGAACTCGTCAGGGTAGCGATGGCTCCTGACGCTCACTAGTAGTGGCTTTCCACCGTCATTGATGCGCGGCCAGTGCATCGCAATATCCCAGTTACCGTAGTGAACGAGGTCGCACTCGCGCGCCGTCTCCATGATGTCATCGGTTGACAGCGTGGCGTAGTAGCCCTTGATCCAGTCGATGTCCGGCATCTCGGCTATCATGTAGTCCGTCAGACGGTCCACGATCCAGCCGGGAACGTCGGCGAGCAGAAAGACCTTCATCTGACCGCGCCCCATTTCTGCGTGAACAGCTTTTGGTTGTGGCTCATGTCGGCACGGCCCCCGGCGCGGAACGTCGAAGTCAGATGCTTGTGATCCACGAAGCAGTCATCCGAGATGCCGATCTTCAGCCCTGCCGCGCGCACGCGCAAACAGTAGTCATCATCGTCGAAGCCGTACTGCACGTACCGCTCGTCGAGCAGGCCGACGCGCTGTATCGTGCGGCGCGGAATCGCCACGCAGACGAAACAGACCATCCGAGGCTCGAAACGGAAGCCCTGGCTGCGTGGAAACTGGTTGGTATTGCCCACGCTGTTGCAGCTCGCACCGCAGAGGCCGTAGTCGGGGTTGCGCGCAAGCTGGTCGAACATGATCGTGAACCCGCGCTGTGATCGGAGAAGCGCGTCATCGTTGAGCAGCACAACGTCATCCTCACCAGCAGCCGCGATTCCGAGATTCGCGTTGCGAGCGAAGACAAACGGCTTCACCCCGATCACAGTCTCAACATCCGGCGGCACAGAATCGAGCCCATCGTCCACCACCACTATCCGCGCCTCAGGCTCGTGCTCCCGCACGGCTGCGATGCAGGGGTGGAGGTTGGCGGATGTCTTCGAGAGGATGACGACGGTCATTTGACAGCCTCGAGAATTGCAGTGATCTTCCAGACTGGCTCATGCTCATCTCGTACTTCCACCTCGTCAAGCCGGATCACCCGGAACGCCGCTGTGATGCCGTAGGACTTAGCGAGCCGCTGATGAGCGAACTTGCCAGCGGTGAAATACTGAAACGAGTTCAAACACCACTGCGAAACGTGCGTCGGGTCCTGCGCAAAGCCTGCCCCGCGCACAGCAGACGGGACAACGATCTCGAACGTGCCGCCCGGCTTCAGCACCCGCCATGCCTCATTCATGGTCAGGATGCGGTCTGGCAGATGCTCCACTAGGTCATGCGCCACGATGGCATCAACGCTTGAATCAGGCCATGGCCACGGCTGGCGCAGGTCTGCGATCTGGTCGGCCGGTGGAACGATATCGACATTGACCCAGCCTAGACGGTGGCGGTCGCAGCAGCCGAGATTCAGGCGCATACAGGCAGCTCCGAGCTATCGATCCGGCGCCAGTTCGAGCCCTTGAACTTTTCGCTGGTGGTCTTGCCATGCGCCCGCGCCATCATCAGCAGCCCCGCATCCTCCGTGTAGAGCACGCCGCGGGAGCGCGTGACGAAGTGGTTGTCCTCCCCGACGTTGAGCGCCGGGAAGCGCATCTGCTGCCACCACTCGCGCCAGTAGCATAGGCTTGTCCCGAGCGCGTACCGCGAATGCGAGTGATAGCGCCACGCCTCGCCGTTGCGGCAATCCAAGAACGCCATGGTATTGAAGCCGACCACTTTGCGTTGCGGATCGGCAGTGAGCATTTCAACCTGCTTGCTCATGCGATCCGGTGAGCTCCAATCGTCATCGTCGAAATGCTGGATGATCTGCCCGCGCGCGTGCTGGCACGCCACGTTGCGCTTCGCGCCGATGGAGTCCCACCGTAGGCCGGTGTTGATGTAGCGGATGCGTGGATCATCTGGCACCAGCGCCCTTGCCGCGTCTCCCCCATCTTCGATGAGCACCAACTCTTTGTACGGGTGCGTCTGCGACAAGAACACGTCGATCAGCTTCGGTATCCACTCGGGCCGGTGCCTGGTCGGGCAGATCGCTGAGACGAAAGGGTACTGCCACTATTGGCACCACCTCCGGCACGATGACCTTCGTCTCGTAGATTCTGGCGAGCCCTGAGTTGAGCAGACGGCGAGTATCATCCGCATCGGCGTTGAATGGCACGCCGGGCGGGATGATGATGCCGCGCTTGAGAGGTCGATCTGAAATGAGAGTCATAGGAAAAGTGGGGCGGCCTCGAAAGGACAAGAGGCCGCCCCTGGCTGCGGGCCTAGGAGGAGGTTGGTTAGGCCGGGGAAGCGGCCAAAGCGCCGTACACGAAGGCATTGGGGCGGTACACGCAGAGAGCCAGACGGGCTTCAGCGCGGATCGCCACGAGGTTCTTCGTGAAGTAGTCGGAGTGTTCGGTCGAGATGTCGATGGTGACACCCATGCGATCCCTGATTTCCGCGGCGGCCGAAGAGGCGGAACCAGCGAGGAAGTACCCGACGGTCATGCTGTTCGACGGGACCACGGTGCGGCCCCAAAGCGTGAACGGTCCCTGAGCGCGCGGATCACCGATGATGTACCTCTTGTCGGCGTCCTTCGTCTTGAGGATGTTCCACACATCGGTCGTGCTCAGCACCACGAAGTCAGAGGGCAGCTCGTCATCGGCATCGACCTGCTGGAAGGCGGAGCCCACCGTATCGATGTACGTGTAGCCCTGAGCCGCGCTCGGAAGCAGAGCCGTGTCAAACGACTGCGCCTGCGTTGTCAGGCCGTTGAGGTTGTAGCCCGTGCCGTCGCCGCTGAGGATCTGTTCATCGATCTCTTTGGCGACGTAGTAGGCGAGGGCGTTGTTGAGGACACCGGCGAGTTCGGACCAATCCGCGAGGACCTGGTTGGAGGCAGGGATCCACGTGGCGATGGTCTGCACTTCGGCGTTCGCCGTCGTGAAGGTTTCGGCATTCTCCAGCTTCGCTGTCCCCTGCGCGCCCTGCGGCGACGCATTGGACATCGACGCGTTGACCTTCGGCCAGTAGAGCTTGCCGAGAGTCGTGGCGCGCCGCGGGATGATGTCAGCGATGCGGAGAGCCCGCCGCGCTTCGAGCACCAGCGAGCCGCGCTCTTCGGGCATCACGCCGGAGGTCGGGAAACCGACAGCCGCGCTCGTGATCGTGGTCTTGCGCTCCATGATTTCGAGCGCGTGTTTGCCGCTGATTTCGAAGCGGCACTTAGTCGCCTCGCCGCGGACGAGCTTCTGGAGGTTGTCGTTTTCCTTCAGCGTGTCGGCGAGCGATTTGGTTTCGGCGCGTTTTGCCGATTCGATCATGCGCTTGTCGATGTCGTTGATCTTCGAGGTCAACTCGACAATCGCTTTGGTGGTTTCTTCGTGAGCGGAGCCGAGGGCTTTTTGCTCGTCCTGCGACTTTGCGATGAAGCCCTTGAGTTCCGTTTGAAGCGTGGAAAGGATTTCCATGCTCATTGCTGTTCACCTCGTAACATTGAAATCAGACTTGCGGCGGCAGAGTGGACTTCATCCGGCTCTTGCGTCATACCTGCGGCTTCCGACCCTGATTTCGCGGCTCCCTGCGGAGTGCTACTGATTCCGTCTTTGACGACGGCGGCCTGAAGTGCAGAAACTTGAGATTCGAGGCGAGCGAGACGCTCCTCCTCCGCGCTCTTCACGCGCGTCACCTGTGCGGCCGGCAGCATCGGGAACGTAACGATACTTACCTCCCACAGTTTGAGTTCTTGAACATGGCGCACCATGCGGCCTTCGACTTCAGCCCACGTGCTCTGGAGCGTCTGGAAGCCGATGCTGAGGCCCTTCACGAGCCCGCGCTTGATCTTGCGGTGCGCCTTTTTCGCGGTGTCGTCTTCGAGATCGAGCTTGCCTTTGATGCGGACCTTATTCTGCCACTCCGAGAGTTCGCCCTCGCCAATCACTTCATCGTTCTGGTGCTGTGGCAGCACCAGAA